CGTTATTTTGAGTACTAGAGAATTTGGACCAACAAGATTGATTGCACCAGATGTGAGAACATTACTCACGGACACCTGGTCGGCAGACGAAAACCCAATAACTTGGTGAGGTGTCGTGACAGATGAAGATTCATCGTAGTACCCATTTGTTCCTGAATAAAACTCGAACGTAAACGTATTCGACGTACCAATATTGGAGAATGTGAAACGTTTCGTGTCTGTATCGAACGTAACTTCACTCACGTTAGATGTAGGTGGTGCGAGTTCATTTTGAAGGTGTGTCGCGAGGTCGTCACCAGTTGGGTAGTCAGCACTCTCCAATGTAATCGTTTGACCATCAACACTGAATGTATTGTTTGTAGAACAGAGAGTCAATTGGGGTGTTGGTATACGAGCAGACACCAACTTTAGGTCAGATACGTCATAGATGGGATTTTCAAGTGTAATGACATAATTATTCACGAGGGGGTACACATTCACATCACGCTGACTACTATCGATAGAGAGGTTATGAACCTTCATTAAAATATAGGCACAATATTTTAATGATTGTTTTTATCTGAGATGTATAAAATTATTGAGAGAGCGAGTGCGCCAGGGGGTTGTTTTGGAGCTGACGCTTCGCGACATCCAGTGTACGAGTGTTGGGGTTCGTGTTACCCTTGTACGAGTTGAACTGGTGGAAAGGCTTCTGCTGGTACTGCTGTGTCCACCCACCGTTGGCAGCGTTGATGCGACCATCGACACGGGTGGTGTCACTGCGAACCGTTGTCAAACGACCACCCTGCTTGAGTGCAGACTCACGAACATTCATGCGACCCGCGTTACCCATACGGTTCGCCTTACCGCGACGGTCTTCGGGACGGAAACCATACTTCATCAGTTCCTCATTGGTCTTGGCGGTCACCTGAGCAGCGGCACTGTTCGTGTAAGCGCCGTGATGGCTGTGAATGCCTGGGGCAGGTCGGTTGATGTAGTCGTACTGAGCGTCATTGCGGTCACTCTTGAAGCGAGTAGGGTCTTGAGAGACAGTCTGAGCCGAGACAAAGCGCTTGGCACCATTGAACCCGAGACCATCCTCACGAAGACCCGTCTCCGAGCGGTTAGTGGTACGCTTCGTCTTCTCATGCTCGTTACGGGGAACGACACCAGACATACCCTGCGCACGACCAGGCATCGTGGGACGCCTGGAGGGAAGGTGAGCAGTCGTCTCTGGCTTGTAGTGAGTCAACTGACCAACCATAGCAGACCGACCACCTGTGACGTCCGCAGCTGGACCCGACCGACCTGGAAGGGTCGTGAGTCTGTATTCACCAACATTCACTGGGTTGACACGAAACATCTGCTGATAACCACCAACAGCGGGGGTGTCGGCACTGACACCCAGACCTGGACCAACCAACTGCTTCTCGATGGGAGACAAGTTGTTCATGCGACCCTGGTCATACATTCGATTCCGCATGTTGAGAACTTCCTGACCACCACTCCTCTGTTGAATAGCGATATCAGCGAAACTCTCCATCTCTCGCTTACGTGGAACTTCAACCACAGGTTCAAAGTTGTTCGATTCAATTATCTCAGGATTCTTCAATACAGGTACCGTAGGCTGAACCTTGGGGGGTTCAGACTTGGTACTGAGGTTCCGACCCGCAAACACGAGACCTGCGACAGCCATGAGCGAAATGGGATCAGCCATTCTTACTTCTTGTTAACATTTTTATTAACGTACCTTTGCTGAAACAGACCATTTTGAAGTTCGGCACGGGTACTCGCGGGTTCGTATCGCATGGTGCGGAGGGGAACCTTACATTCCATATTGGTGAGGGGGAAGAGGTTACGTTCATAGGTTTGGACAATGTTCTTGTTGAAACGGGAAGTCGACTGAGGACGAAGCTCATCACTCGTGTCTATGTACTGGGCTGGAGAACCCTTACCAGCCATGTAGGGGGCAGTGCCATAAAGCATGGTGTTAGGTCGACAGTCACCACAGTTGAGAGCGCTGGGCTGGGGGTATACAAAAACTTCATCAGTCGCTTTGACTGGAGGGATAGCTCCCTTGTTTTGAACTTGGAAAAGGCCAGGTTGAAGCTGATACGCCATTTACTATTACATGAGAATATTTATCTAACTATACGTTCCGCCACCCCCTCTCACACGACCACCACCTCGGGGACCCCTGATGTCCCCATCCGAACCAAGACCCGCGAACGCCTCGAGCTGAACACCACGCGCATCGGGGCTGCAGTAGCGGGTATCACTCTTGCACATAGGGGCATTCTTGCGACCATAGAGAGCCTCAGCGAACGCCGTCTGGTCTCCTGGAATTTTTGTCACGGGGTTCGAGACAAACTGCCTCTCCGCAGCGTTGCGAAGATACTTGGGTAGAGCTGTCCGAGAACGACCAGCATCGTAAGGGATACGGTCACTTGTGTAGCTGCTGATAAAGGGTTTCACACTGGAATAGTAACACGCCTCCAAACGGTTGGGAGCATCCGTGAAATCCGTGATGAGAACATTACCCATGGGGTTATCCTCTGTGGGCATCTGACACATAGCCCCTTCCGTGTTGATACCGTAGGTCTCCCTCACCATCTTCGACTTATAAAGAACATAGATGACACCGAGAACAGTCGCACCAAGGACAAAGACACGGGGGTCACGGCGAATCAGGTAAATGATACAGCATACGTAAATAACAAAGCGAGACGCAGCGTTAACCCTATCCTCTGGGGTTTGTTCACTCGTCGGCCAAAACTGAGCAACCTGGTCGGCGCTAATAAGTTGCTGAGGTTCGTCAAACCAAGCCTTCATTTAGTATACATGGGGTTTATTTTTTTGGGAGGTTACCAAGCATACCGCCCATCATCTTCATAAGTGCGTCCTGGTCAATCTGACCGTCACCACTCTGCATCTTGTCAGCACAGTCCTTCGCGATACCCTCAATCATCTTAAGAGTGTCATCTGGAATCGAAGTGATAGTCGTACCGAGCATGTAGAGCGTCTGGAGGTACTGCCACGTCGCGGACTTGGTGTTGGCAGTCATCCTCTCCCAATAGGACTTGATATCGAGTTCCTTGAGAAAGTCAATCGTCTCAATCTCCTTGAGAAGGAACGTCTCATCCTTCGCAGAAATCTTGTCAGCGTATGGGGACACACCCTTCATGAAACCATCGACAACGAGACGAGGGTTAGTCGTCTTCAACAAATCGAAGGATGTCATCATCTTTTTGATACCTTTTTCCTCTGGAAAAGTCTTGTGCAATTCCACAAGAAATTGACCCATCATGTCGTTAAACGCAGTAACGGACGCCATTTTCTTAATGTTACGGTGTAATCTTTAAGTTTTAAAAAGGCTCACTGGAGATAGCCTCCCTCTGACCTATACCACCCGACACGATGAAAAACACGAGAATCGCGTTAAGTGCGGCGGGCTTGGTGTATTTATTGAGTTCGAGTTTTCCCTCGTTGTTGAGATGCGCCTTGAGATGAATGTACGCCGCGGTGATGGCTCCCGCAATGAGCGCAGCATACATGGGGTCACGCAGATAGTCGGAGAGTTCCATTTAATTATAACGGGGATTTTTTGTACGCTGCTCTGGTGCATCACCAAAAAGGACATCATCCTCACCATCCTCGGGCTGAGGCTGAGGCTCTTCCATTTGAGGCTCCTCCATTTGAGGCTCCTCCACGGGCTCGGGTGCCTGGACACCTGGGACAGTCTTGAACTCATTCTCGAGACCAGTAGGCTCTGGTTCAGGTTCCCCCATTGGCATCGGCTCCTCCATAGGCTCGGGTTCAGGCTCTGGCTCCCCCATGGGTTCATCCTCGCCCTCAACCACATCGGGGTCCATAGCATCCTGGACTTCACCATCAAGGGAAATATCACGAGTCTCCTGGGACATGTACGTCTGAAGAATCTGCTGGACGGGGATGAGTTCCTTCACCGTGTTCTCGATGCATAGGGAAATACGCGCCGTCAAGTTCTCATCCCTCACGTACTCACTCTGCTCCTCATGGAAAATGTAAGGGTCTTTGTAAAGGTCTTTGGCGACGTTGTTGTAGCACGTCTGAATGAAAACTTCCTCCGTTGGAAGCTTGAGGGCAATCTTCTTGTTATCCGCCTTGAGACGGACAGCCGAAAGAATCTTGGTGCAGGCAACAAACACCGCAGCGAGGAGGTCACCGAACCAAGAGCATCTGTCAGTGATGTTGTCAGAATGGCGCTTAGACATAGCATTCGACCAATTGGGAACCTCCTTGAGGAGCTTCTGGAACATGATGAGAACCTGCTTTCCCTTGGCAGTATTAACCGCTTCGCCGTAAATATCCTGAAACACATCAATCATAGCTGGACACATGATGAGACACATCTGTCCCATGTACTCCTTCTTCGCCTCACATAGCACATTGAGGTTTTCGGACATTTTATAATATCTACACAAAAATAAACTTTAAGTCTTACGCATGTGTTCCACGATTTTTTTACAAAAATCAAACAATTCTTCTGTGTTCATGTTATTTTTCATTGCGTTTACTCTATTACAAACAAATTGAAGATTGTCTTTTGTATACCCTTTACTACTGTCAATCCTATCTGGTGAAAGATTGTATGGATATTTAACTGATGAATAGAAATCTTTATTTTCATCTGAACTATATTCCCATGTCATGGTTATTCCCGTCAATGCACATACTCCATTTTGTTTTTCATATTGATTAATCCAGTCTTCGACTGAAACATCAAACTGGATTCTGCTATTTTTATTACATCGTTTTTTTGCGTCTGCTCTTTTCTGTATTAAAAAGTTTCTGACATCTTTCATGAAAATACATCTACCGTTTCTTGTACACGATTTACATAAAGTAGTTAAACCAGTCGTATCTTTTTTGCACACCGAAAATTCTGTATAAGATTTCATCTTAAGACAGCGAAAGCACTTCTTTTCAGTGACGTTAACTGGGTAATTAAGTTTTTGTCTATAAAGTTTCGCATACTCATTCATACACGATTTACACCAAGAACATCTTTTCGAAATATCGTTCTTATTTTTCGGTTTGAACATATCAATGGGTCGCGTCAATTCACATTTGGTACACCTTTTTTGAGGTGTCCTGATGTTAAGATTTTCCATTACATTTAATTTTATAATATGTCTATGATTCCTACGCACTTCTCCTGTACTTATTTGCAATCTTCTTGAGATTCATGAGATTGGGGAAGTCTGCTTCACTTTCCTCATGTTCAACTTTCTGTTTCTTCTTTTTCGGAACATTCCACGAGATGTAAATGTCATAGTCACTGATGAGACGCGCCTGGAACCCACCGAGTATAAACTGTCTCGTGACATATCTCGCAGCCTGACCCCTATCAAACACTGGAAACCCTATGAGAAAGGCAGGCACTGTGAGGAAGATTTGCTTGTGTCCGTACTCGACAGATTGCTTAATCTTCGAGGAAAACTGCTCATAGATTTTTTTATAAATTTCCTTCTTGATTTGTTTCCGCCTCTCGTCGATTTTCGTGACATCGTCGATGCTCAACATACTCTTTACTGAAATTTATTTTTAGCCCTATCAAACTCACTCTTGGTGGGGGCAGCAACCTCCTTGACGAGCCTGTAATCAACAAACTCTTTACCCTCGGAACCCTCCACGAAGGGAGTCACATCACTTGGAGCCTGGACATCCAGGGGCTGGCTGCGTAGGGACACGAGACGCGCCTTACCATTTTCAATTTCGAATGAAGCCACGACGGAAAAGCCGAAGGAGAAACCATCCTTCTTGATGGCCATGAACATACACTCGAACAACTCTTTGTCCTTGCCCTTGTAGTGCTTCACCTTGGTGGTCTCGATGATGTAAGTACACATCCCAGTACGCTTAGAAATCTCCTTGTTGGCTTGAAGTACAAACTCCTCCATCATGTCGTTGTCAACGGCGGCTTCAACTTCACGGTACCCTGAAAGGTTTGGTCTGGGATCATCCATCTTAACAGAAGCCACTGGTTTGGTGTAGCCTGAGAGACCGAAAGCTTCCGTGAAACCTTCCGTGTTTGTCGTCAGAAGAATGACGACGACGATGAGGGCGAACACTAACAAGTAATTCATATTACTATTATGCGTTAATTTTTTTTTAGAAAATACCCTATAGATAGTAAATGTCACTGCTGATATATAGTCCCAGATGCAAACATTCTATGGATGTCATTGAGTACGTCAATAAACACCCCCAGTTGAAACAACTCGTTCACTACCATAATGTCAACACTCAGGGGGTGCCTCCCAACTACAGGAACAAAATCAATCGTGTCCCCACCATGCTCACGAAGAATGGTAAAGTCCTCGTAGGGAACGAAATCAAAAACTGGTTAGACTCCCTCCTTCCCGCGAAGGAAATCACACAAGCGGGACTCGGAGGTATGGCGTGTAGCATGACTTCCCTGGATGGTGGTGGAGGGGTATCGGACATGTTCTCCCTGGATGATTATGGTCGTACACTCCAACCCCCAATGACGAAAGAACTCGAAGAGAAAATCAATCGGGACGTCTCCAAGGGTGTTGCCTACACAGATTTAAAGATGTAACGCACATATCTGAATAGATATGAAGCTCGTGACAATTCAAGCGGCAGCTTTTAAATCAACCTTTGAGGTTCTAAAGGACATCCTCAATGACGTGAATATTTACTTTCGACCTGATGGAATGTACATCGTGACACTCGATACCGCACGCACATCTCTCGTAGACATTTACCTGGCAGCAGATAACTTTGAAGAGTACCACTGTGAACATGAAGAAATCATCGCTGGTATCAACATCTCAAACACCTTCAAACTTTTGAAGACTATCACCAATAATGATGTTCTCCAAATTGAAATCAACTCAAAGGAACATATGAACATTGAGATTTCGAGTGAAGCGAAGAAGACGAACACAAAGTTTCAATTGAAACTCTTGGACATCAATGAGAGTCGCATCGAAGTTCCTGACGTAGAAATGACCACCGTGACGACCCTTCCATCAGCCGACTTCCAGCGTCTCTGTCGTGACATGTCGAATATCGGGACGGATATCGAAATTCGACGAATCGGTAAAGAGATTAAACTCAAATGTGAAGGTGATTTTGCGAGTCAGGAGACTTCTATCGAGTGTCCTGAGGAAAGTCCAGAAATTGTAGGTCTCTACAGTCTGAAATACATGAACATCTTCACCAAGGCTACAAGCATGTGTGCATCTATGCAGGTTATTCAGGAAACGGGGAACAGGTTTTTGATTCTAAAGTACAATGTCGCCAACCTAGGTGAACTTAAATTTTACCTGGCGACTAAGGTATCTGAAGATTAGTGGTGAAGTCGTCAAGGGTCGAGAGTGTCTTTTTCATACCTAGGGTGTTGGAGAGGATAATCTTTGGAAACTTGTCCTTGAGTACATCCTTCTCGTAAAATAGAAAATCCTTGAGTGGAACCTTTTGACCATGGAAATCGTTTCGAGGTCCCGAGTATCGTTTCACCTTTTCAGTAATGTCTCGCATCGGCTTATCATCATGGTCGACTATCCAGGCACTACTCAAAGGGATACTAAAGTGCATCGCAGTATCTTCATTTTGACCAGGTTTGAAATTAATATCATTCGAAATGGCTGTGTACCTTTTACCATTGAAGTAGTATTTCACTCTAAGAATTATGTTTTTGACGTTTTGTGGAACGATGGTATGACGAAATTGCTTACCAGTGACGTCTACATAATACTCGTCGAGAATGCCATCCTCCCAATCTTTACTCTCTTTCAACCAAAAATCATCTTCCACCATGTAGCTCATGTCATGGTCTACGGTGTATTCCAATTCCTCGGATATGACAGAGTAGTCTCTAGGTGTGGTGATGTACTTGTAAAAAAAGAAAATAGTACTTAAAAGTTTGGTAAGCATTTCTCTATAAGACATGGAAGGAAATTTTTTAAGTAGATATAACAATAAAATTGGCGAGTGGAGGGAGATGATACATAAAGACCCTGGTAACAAGAAAAAATATGAATCTGAAATGTCTGATTACATCATCAAGTGTATGCCCTACATGACCCAACACACTGATGATATTGGTGAAGAGACAAATACGGACAACATCTTTAACGTAAAGGAGACTGTTGGACTCAAACGAAAAGATATATTCACGGACTATCTCATCGAAGTTGAGAAACAAAACATCTCGAGACCACGTGAGAGAACGATGGAAACGTGTAAGACATGTCCAGATAGTAATATCATTCACATCCATGATACCAGTGACCTGGTGTGTGACGGTTGCGGTGTGGTCGTCGCTGCCCTTATTAGTGAAGAGTTGACATACAAGGAGGAACAAGAAACTTCGGAGAAAGTGGTCAACTATTCGTACAAAAGGGAGAATCATTTCAATGAATGGCTCTCACAATTTCAAGCACAAGAGATGACGACAATACCCCCTGAAGTCATCGAACAACTACGGGGAGAACTCAAGAAGATAAAAATCAAAAACCTCGAAGACATCACTCATGCCAAGGTGAGGGGTCTCCTCAAAAAGTTAAGACTAAATAAGTACTATGAACATGTTCCGTACATCACAAACATTCTCAGTGGTATCAAACCCCCAAACATGCCACAAGAGTTGGAGGAGTATCTACGAATTATGTTCAAAGATATCCAAAAACCTTTCGATGAAAACTGTCCAACAGAGAGGAAGAATTTCCTCAGCTACTCCTATGTCCTCTATAAATTCTGTGAACTTTTGGGTGAGGATGATTATCTCCAATACTTTCCACTTCTCAAGTCTAAGGAAAAGTTGTACCAACAAGATGTCATATGGAAGAAAATATGCTGCGACCTTAAATGGGAATTTATTCCGACAGTTTAAAGATTTTATCACTTTAACAACTAATGCCAGTTCTCAAAGGTGATAAACAATGCCCAAACTTTTTAGTGTGTCGTAAAATGTATGATCCTAGCTTAAAAGTATGTGGTCCCTGCTTTTGGAGGTTTAATAACGAAATCCTAGAATTCAAAAATGACGAATGTCCAGTTTGTTTCGAAACGACAGATTGTGTAAAATTTAGGAAATGTTCACACTTCGTATGCGTAAAATGTTACGATAAACTTGATAAATGTCCAATGTGTCGCCAAGATCCAGAAGAGTTTGACAAACTAAAAAGGTCGGTATTAATATAAATGAAGGCTAAGGTCATCATCCCTCTCAGCAACTCAGGCATCCTCAGCGCTCATGGCTATGAAGATGTCAAGGAAAAGTCTGAACTCGCGAGGCACCGCGCACTCATGCGGGTCGTCAGGGCGGGTGAACCACCCCTAGGTCTCTTTAGGCGCCTCAACGTTCTCATGATACTTTTTAAAAATAAAGACCCTAAGTTGTCCAAAATTTTTAAGAAGGATAGAGATTGGGTGAAAGAAAAGTTATTATGATTTTGATTGACCGTATAGTTCGTGTTTTGAAAAAGGACATCTACCTCCCCATGAAGTGTTACGCAAACAAGAGGCAACTCACAAATCCCCGTGATTGCTGTAAGTGTAAGAATTTCTGTAAGAAACCCCCGAATGGCGGTGACCCCGTGTACTTGGAAATATCACCTAAGTATCAACGCAAGTACAATTATACCAAATGAACGACGAGCCAGCCCTCCTCGCCCTCTATGAATTGGAAACCAAAGTTCTCCCCCACTTGGAGACGATTAGTCAAGCCGACCCAGCGGTACACCACTGTCTAGAAGAAGCTCGGACTCTACTCCAAAGGGCTCAAGATATTCTTCAAATGGCTGTCCTAGATCCGCGGACACACTATACGGAATCCCAGAGGTTCTATCACAATCTGGCTCGGATTCTACCTCTGATGGTACTGCTTGAATCCGTCGCACCTCCACCTCCCGACCTGGATGAGGTGGGTAATTCACCAGATACGCCGTCTTCAAACCTGTCAGACGAAGATAGTTACTACCCTGTAACTCCGCCGCGTCATTCAGAGTCTTAATAGTCTTAAATTCTAGCACAGTTTCATTGTTAATAATAATGTCTGCCCTCAAATTACCAATCACGTGTCCCCTAAATGGAATTGGAATGATACGCTCCGACTCATAACGAATTCCTTTCTCCCTCAGTAAAACCTCCATCGCATTGTGATATACTCTCTCACTGTATCCAGGACCCAGTTGAGAATATATCTCTCGAGCAAATGCCTCGATGTTCATTAGACACATATCTATTTTAATCTTTATCTAAAGTAAGATGGTCTCGGTCACTCAAGCGACCAAGAAAGGTAGGGCTGAAACTGTGCGTAGACAGGCTCTCAACAGGCGCCGTGAATTGGAGAGAAAGCGGCGGATGACACAAATCAACGCTGCCATCAATCGTCTCGCTCGTAATTTTAGACGCGTGAACATACCAAGGAATGCATTCAACCTGGGTACAGTCACAGGTGCCAATGCCAGTCTGTTATCTGTCCGCCTCAGTCGTAAAACAATCAAAGAACTCCAGGATATTTACAAAAAGACTTGGGAACAGCGTGTCGAATATGCGGGTTCGATTCCATTCACTGTATCAAATACACGAAATTATGTCAGGTTCAATAGACCCACAGCTCGCACGAACCAGCAGCTCGCCACTGTGACTCCCACACAAGAAGAGATGACCCAATATATCGTGTATCATACACACCCCGTCCCAGAATACGCGACTCCACTTTTCACATATCCAAGTGAAGCTGATTTTAGGGTGTACGTAAACGCGTACCCGAACATGCAAGCGAATCTCATCCTCGAAAATCAAGGATACTACATCATCGACCTCATCGAAACAAACCTGAACAAACCCAATGTCGATGATGTCACCCGTGAGTTCAACCGTCTCGTACGAGGTCAGGAATTTCAGAGGGTGTCAGTCACGTGGAGTAATTTGGCATATATCCAAACCACACCCACTCAATGGAAACGAGCCGTGAACAACTACATAGACCCCATCATGCGCAGAAAGTTTGGCATATCCGTCAAGTACTACACATGGGACCAACTCGGTGAAATTACACTCTTGGATAAAAATGTCATCATGAATATAGGATGACCGCACACAGGTTACACATTACAAAAATCGTGGTGAGAGATTTGAAATCTGTGAGCCGTTTGTCATCGAAGAATAGGTGGGAATATGGAGGTAAGGTCAAGTACGATAAGCATATGAACTACAAAGGTCTCACCTACGTAACCTCGAAGGAGAGGGCGCGCGTTGATGCGAGTGTTCTCGAGGCAGAGTGGTCGGATGCACCTGTCGCCTATCATACACACCCCTCACTCCTGCAAGTGATTCCCGATGAAGTTGGTCACACGATTTTCACGACTCTCCCGAGTAATGCTGACTTTGAATCGTTCATCAAAGGGTTCCCTGATATACAAGTGAACATAATTTGTGATGCACGTGGGTACTATGTTATAGACATTTTCGATGCCGTTCGTATGGGTACAGTTCCAGTTCCAGAAGCCGTCTATTCTCTCATGAAAGAGGTGCGCTACGAGGACTTCCTCCTCAAACGTAGCTTCGGGGAGGATAGATGTGAATACTTTTCTACAGATTTACGCGAATGGAAATGGTTCATAAATGAGGAATTGAACGGAAGACTCAATGAACTCTATGGCATCTCCATACACTTTTACGGATACGACGATGAACCACCCACAGTCATCATCGACGCATGATGGAATCCTCCAACTCGTCAACTTCATACCACGCCCAGTGACACGCCTCGGAGGTGGTGTCCTCTTCACATATCTCCTGTGCTTCTTCTATGGCTTCCTTGAACCTTAGACGAAGTCTCGGGTTCGCGACTTCGTCGCTCACTTCCCTCTTGATAGGTGGTCGATGGTACAATCCGTTTAAGACATTCACTCGAGTTTTTGCTAATTTAATTTTGTATAGATTGTTCTCAGAAAAGGTTGCGATACATTTCATACTTTAACGTCGTATAAAGATTTTAAGCACTTTTACGTTACATGAAAATCTTTTACGTTTGTTCATATGGTGGATGTGGTTCCAAGATGTTGTGTGAAGCACTGAAACGTCACGGTGCCGTTGAACACGTGCATAGTCGAAAGCCACCTGAGAATTTGGAGTTTATTGGACGACACGGTGGTGGACGTACATATATTGAGTGGTTTAATGGTATCCAGGTGCCTGAAGACCAGGTCAACGAATATTATGTCATCTACCTTTACAAAAATCCAGTAAAGTCAATCCTGTCCAGGTTCACGAATCCTCTCCACCTCGACCATATCCAGACGAATAGGAAGACTACGATTCAAGATGTCGTTGATTCTTCTAAAGACCTCTATGGTGTGAAGGAATTTTACGACAACTATACCAAACCTGGCAACAGGAACTATAAAATTTACTGTGTCAAATATGAAGACATTTTCGAAAAGCAAGATGAACTGAGTAAACTACTGGGTATTGGTAAACTTGGTCTAGTAAAGAATGAGACTGAACGTACACACAAAGACTCCGATAAACTAACAGAAATTTACAAAGACCTGATTGAGACTATGGAGAAGAATGAGTTCATCATTGTAAATGGTTAAAGATTAATCGGGTTTACACGATAGAATGTCCTCCTATAACGTCGAACCCTGCAACTTCAAGTACCGTGTCTCCTCTCTCGAGAAGGTGGTCGATGGTGATACCATCGATGTCGCCATCGACCTTGGCTTCGATGTGTGTACGAAGCAGCGTGTTCGCCTCCTAGGTATTGATACCCCTGAGTCACGTACCTCCGACAAGGAGGAAAAGAAGTTTGGTCTCCTCTCGAAGAAGAAGCTCAAGGAATGGTGTCTAAAGGCGGTCGCATCTGAGAAGGATGATATCGAAATCGAACTCAGATGCCCCGAGGCTGACTCTAGGGGTAAGTTTGGCCGCGTACTCGCAGAGGTTTGGGTATGCGAAGACGGTATTTGGACGAATGTCAACAAGTGGATGTGTGACAATCATTACGCCGTTCCCTACACGGGGCAGAACAAGGCGGATGTTGAGGCACTCCATATGGCGAACCGTGACAAGGTTAAGGATCAGTTGTTGTAAGAGTACTTGTGTACCCATAAATTACATACCCATTTCTCTCCAGACTTTACAGGTCTCCCACCGTGTAAAGCCTTGGATGTATCAAGTTCGTAATTGTCGAGGGTGTCGAAGAAGAGGACGTCACCCTTGTTGAGCTTGAACTTCTTTTCTATTTTGGGAAACTCGGTTTCACCACCCTCGTAGTCGTCGTTCAGAGCAAAAATAAACGTGTACATACGAGGATTCTTCTGATGCTTGAGGACATCTTGGTGTGGTGCGTAGTGTCCACTAGGGGTGTAGCGAAGAACTTGGAGTTTTTCGCAGTTTTGGAAGGGACGGTCTGTGTATTTTAAGCACCTCTTCATGATATTCCCGACGACTGGGTCTCTCTTTGATAACCACGCCGTCTCACTCTTACGTATGCGCTCATCGACCTTATAGTCACTCCCGATGGTGGAAGTCTGAAGGTTCTTCTCAGCCTTCTTCTTGATGTACTCACATTCCTCATCTGTTAGGAAGTTTTTCATGACCCGTGGTTCCCTGTACACTGGTATCAGGTAAAGGACGATGATGATTAGGAACAAGAGAAGTATCATCTTACTGTAGTCACACAGAAATATTTCGGGGTATCTTACTATTGTACCTATTACGTATAGTTTCAAAGACTTCATTTCCATAGTCGATAATTTTCTGGAGAAGTTCAACAATTTCGTCGTGGCGCTCAGGTTCAAGGACATACTGTCGGAGGAGGTCACCCCCCGTGTTTGCCATCATCTCAAAAATGTTCGAGATGTCCCTCGTCTTCTCCTTAAACTTTTCCTGCCTCTGTAAAAACACCTTGAAGTCTTTCTCGGTTATATCATTCAACATATATGCTACACGAATCTGTAAATTATTTATAGGTTCAAGGTCTATGTTCATATTTTCCCACTCGACTTGATGGATAGCCATAGAGTATTGAAGAATCTCGTTTGTGGCACCTATTTCACGCAGTTCCCTGAAGGTTGGTACACCACCACATGGTATGTCTCCATGTTCTCGGGACATCATGGTTTTCTTTTTGAACTCGATAAAGTGAGGGTTGTGTATTCGACCAGTCTCAATTTCCCCAGTGCGCCAGTTGAATGCTGTGTGACATGAGATGCACCACATTTGCGCACACCCACTCGTCTTATGAATCACTGTACCACACTTGGGGCAGGATTTACTATCTTTGTTCAAGAGTTTCATCGTCTCTACGACATTGGGGTCACACTCATGTCCATCGGTGCGCTTTTCGTTACACTCCTTGCAGTAATAGACATCACATAGACCACAAAACCAATGCTCATTCAAAAACCCCTTACACTCCTCACGTGGACACTGACGCACAAATTTCACCTGGTTACCATCCACCACCCTACCACTATTTCGAACATGTTCAAGCTCCCTGTAGACTCGCTCCATGTCTCGGTACAGGTTCCTAATATCTGGATGAATCTGTAGGACACGGTCAAACTCATTTTCGAACGTCTTGTACTTGTGGTGAAGTTCTATCAAGCGCTCCTTCTGCGCTCGAAGTGTACGACGAAGTTTTCTCATGTAAAGTATCCTCTCAACTTCAGGTTGTGTTTCGGGCATGAGTGCCTTTTCTCTTTCAAGGAGGACGTTCTCTCGGTGCCGTCTGAATGTAGTGTTCCTGAAATATTTGGTACAGAAGGTGTCAACAAATTCTCGATTCCATAGGGTCTTACACCCCATGCAGTGAGGGTCTTCGAATGAGTCCACGATGTACCTCTGACAACATGACCTACAACTGACTAAATCACAAAAGGGACATTCAACTTTTTTGTGATTTATCTTGTTGAACTTTTCACAACACACATCACAATCTTCCATTAAATTAAGGGCAGGTTATTTCTTTAAATTACAATTATTGAAAATCTACAAATTGACTAATCATATCACGCACGTCATCTCTCTCATAGACCGTCTGTGCAAAGAAAAGAGTCATGTCCGCCTGTCCATATGACAAGTATGTACCCCGATACTTCTCATATATACTTGCGAGTTCATCTAAATTTTGGTCACACCAGTCTTCTACATCCTCCTTGGACATATCTCGGTGGAGACCCTTCTCAATAAAGTCGGCGACTTCGTCACCGAGGGGCATATCAGTCACTACGGTGCAATCGTCGTCGGGATGAATCATTGTTTTTTCTTGGGTTTTCGCTTTTTGGGTTCCGACTTAGCCTCCCTTTCTCTCAAAAGTCGCCTCTTTTCCGCAAGTTTGTTGTTGAACTTCTTGTTCTCCTTGGCTTTCGCTTTCATCTTCTCAGTCTCAGTGAGCATCTTCTTCGCCGACTCCGCAGCCCTCTCAGCGGCTTCACGTGTCGCCTTCTTAGCCTTCATCTTACGTACTCGTTCAGCTTCCGCATCAGCCTTTTTCTTCCGCTCCTCCTCCTTCTTCTTGTCCTCCTCGGCTTTTTTACGGGCATCCTCCCTCGTCGCACTTTCCTGAATCTCCTTGATTCGAGCCTTGGTGTTGGCACTACTGATTTGCCCCTTGTACTTTGTCTTATTGGCGACACTGAGCTTCTTGAGACGGTTAATAGCACTCGTGGCACTCTGGCGGTTGAAAACCTTCACAGCATTGGCAACCTTCTTGACATCTTCTTGGGTCTTTGGTGCAAGGTTCCTCGCCATCTTGACACGCTCTGGACCAGAGGCACGAGAGAGCGCCGTCTTCTTCGCAGCCAACTTGACCGAGTTGACGACCCTCTTCTCTTTGTCTTTCTGAACGATAGCCCTGAACGAGGGCTTGTTAGGCTTGGGTGCGTTTGGTGGTTTGGGGGTGAGGGCAGCAGCCGAAATTTCACCGTCATTTTCAAATAGGGGGTTGGTTGGAGCCTTGTTCAACATAACCCTACGTGCCACGTTTCTACCCTTCTTACCCCTAAACGCGGCCTGAATCTTGGTGGCAGCCTCTGTGTTTCTCTTGATGGCACCCTCGATGCGTCCGCGAAGCTTGAAAGCATTTTTCATATTCTTCATCGCTGCGATGTTTTTGGTGAAATTCGTCTGAGTCTTCTTCGCAAGTTCCGTAAACTCAGTACGCTTCTTGTTCATCGCAGCATTGCGATTCTTCTTACCCCTGACAGCAGCCTGAATCTTGGTAGCCGCCTCCTCCTTCTTCGCCTTTTCAATCGCACCCGCAACGAGGGACTTGGAAACATTGGACACCTCCTTATTTTCCTTCTTCTGAATTTTACCAATGGCACCCGCAACCAGGGACTTGGAAGCCTTGGCAATCTTCTCTTCCACCTGTTTGTTAGCGGTTCGGCGAATCAGGTTCAGGTTCGCACCAGGTTTATTCGTTTGCTTGACATATCGACTCTTGTTTTCGGCTGGAATGTTCAATCCCACGATATATTTCGAAAGTTCCTTCTTTTTAGCGTTTTGTGCGAGGTTCGTCAACTGCTGTTCGAATATTCTACGTCTCTGACCCACGTTGTTCGCGAGCTGCATAACCTTTTCGAGGTGACCACGCTTCTTCAGTGGTCCAATCTTACTTCCCTGAATTTCTCTACGCAATTCAATCTTTTTGTTCAACTTCTTTTCCAGGTTTGTGAGTTCGGCATCAGTCTTCGCATTCTTGATGGCGGGATCCCACTTCCCAATGCGACCACCAAATCGACCAACTTCGTCCCTCGCCTTCTTCATAAGTTTGTTTTTAGTGGGTGCCAGGTTCAATTGATTCATAGCAGCAGAAGCATTGAAGTTGTTCTCCTCCCTGGGCTTGGCTCTCTCCTCAGTCTTCTCCTTACCCGCCAGACGACCAGCACCCCTCTTACGAGCCTGATTAAAGATGGTCTTGTTCTTCGAGTTGTTCCACTTCTTCATGAACTCTGCGACATCAGCGTTCGTGAGACCCTTGATTTGCTTGAGCTTGAACTCAACACCTTCACGAACCTTCTTCTTCGTGTTTGCCTCCTCCTCGACAAGTTTAATCATCTTGTTCACTTCAGCGTTTATTTGGTTGTATTCCTCCGCCGTCCTGAAAGGGTTGCCCGCACGACCTTTTAAACTTGTAATTCGTTTGTTGGTGTATTTCGAAATTTTGTTAAGAATAGCTTTACGCTTGAGTCCCAAATTCCTTTGCCGCTTAGCATTATTGGCCGCCTTCTTGAAACGGTTGAGGGGCTTCACGTTGGTTGTAGTTACAGTAGTGATAGCGTTGCTCACGAGGTTGCTCACAGCCTCCTTTCTCTGCCTAGCATTCATACCAGCTTTTTTGATAGTCTCAGCAACCCCGACATTCTTTACCGCCTTCTTGAAACGGTTGAGGGGCTTCACGTTGGTCGTAGTTATAGCGGCCTCCTTTCTCTGCCTAGCATTGATAGTCTCAGCAACCCCAACATTCTTTACCGCCTTCTTGAAACGGTTAAGAGGACTGACCTTCGCATTATTGGGAATCTTCGCATTGTTGGGCGCCTTGGCCGCACGTCTCTTCCCGAGATTTTCCTCGGCTTTACGCTTCTGAATGTTGTATTGACTGGGTTCAATGTACTTCAATTTTCGTGTATTGGGGACGGTTGTTTGATATTTACCAAAGATGGTTTTAACATCAGTTGCATTGAGCTTTGCCACTTCCAAATCCATGTTCCGTTTTTGTTTGAGTGCGTTCAATTGAACATTCGTAAGGGTTTTACCAGATGCAAACGCCTTTACGTAGTTGGCAGACACAGCCGCATTCGTTGTGAGACGAGTGAGTGTGTTTTTCTCCATACGTTCAGTATTTTTCGCGTTCAAAACACTTTGTGCCTTCTCGAGTTCAGCATTGTATTTCTCGAGAGGTATGAATACAACCTTACGCTTACCAAATGTAGAAGGCTTAGCCTTTTCGAGCATGTTTCGAACCTTACGGTCTTTCGCAACCTTATTGGTGAGTGCTTGTTTGTTGACCGAGTTCACTGGTGTATTACCAGCATACGCTTTGAGGTAGGTCTGGTCTACATCTGGGATACTCAGGAGATTCTTCTCGATTGTGTTCGTGACCCCACGTTTCTTCTTTTCTTCGAGCTTCTGTTTGGTGTTGTTGTAAAGTCGTTGATAGTTCGAGTTGTTGATATATTTCAAGATGGGAGTCTTACCCTCTAGGTTCGCCACCAACTGAGCAAGTTCTCGGTCTTTGAGAGCCTTTTGTTTGAGAGCGTTTACATTGAGTGTGTTGATGTTCTTACCAACTGCATACTTGTTGAGGTACGCGCGGTTTACGTTAGCTTGACGCATGACGTTTTCGAACTTGATATTTTTTACGCGTCCGATGTTCTTGATGTTTTCTTTACGCGTCTCATCCTCAATCTTGCGCTCCAAGTTTCTCATACGCATCGCATTCTTTTGCGCCTGAATCTTGGTATTTTCCTGTTCCTTCACGAGACGCCTCTGCTCCGCCTCAGCCTCTTTTCTCTCCTTTTCAGTTCTCGCCTTCTGCTTCTTCGCTTCAGCATTAGCCAAGTTCTGGTTGAAACGTTGACGACTGAGTGTACGACCTTCTTCGAAAATATCATCGATGTTTTCAATCGTTTTCACACGAGCCACCAAACCGTTCCTCTGTTGAGGTGTCAGTTTAAGATCCGCGAGGGAACGTTTCAAGGAATTCTTGGCATTCTTAAAGGCTTTTTCCCTAGACTGAATGTTCGTACGCCTCTTCTGTTCCTCAAGTTTCGCTGTATTTTTCAGGGCTTTCTCTTCAGCTTGAATATTCGCACGCCTCTTCTGCTCCTCCAGTTTCAATTCACGCTGTTTTGCACGAAGCTCCTGGTTCTGGAGAGCTTTCGCCTTTTTCTCTGCCGAACGTTCCGCGTTTTGCTGCTCCTTTTCGATACGACGCTGCTCAGCTTGAGCCAGTTTTCGTTCCTGATCAGTCTTGGCTCTCTGAACTTTAGCCTCAGTATTCGCTAGTTCCTGATCATATCTCTGTTGATCAACTGCACGGGCTTTTTCGAATACAGTATTGATATTGTCAATGGTTCTGACCTGACTCAAGTACGAGGCACGCTCAGACTTGGAAAGCTTCTTGAGTGTAGCTAAATCACCCGAGAAGGCAGTCTTTGCATTCTTGATGGCGCGTTCCTTCCTCGATATTTCAGCACGTCGTTCTTCATTTTCCAAGCGAGCCGCATTCTTTTGTGCCTTGATACGAGCAGCTTCCTGTTCCTTTTCAAGACGCATCTGCTCTGCTTGAGCAGCCTTGCGTTCCTCCTCAGTCTTCGCCTTCTGAGCTTTCGCTTCAGCATTCTGCACTTCCTGCTCATACCTTTTCTGATCCATAGCTCGAGCATTATTGAAAATTGTATTGAGGTTATCAGCCGTACGAACGCGCGCTAAAAACATGTCAACTTCCGTGGGTGTCAACTTCTTCAAAGACTTCAAATCAGTCTTAAATTTAGCCTTGACTTTCGATAGGTCGGGGCGGTTGGGAACCACTGGACCCACGTTGTTGCGACGGTTGGGAATGACAGGTTCGGGTTTGACGTTATTGCGGCGGTTGGGAACCACTGGACCCACGTTGTTGCGACGGTTGGGAACCACTGGACCCACGTTGTTGCGGCGGTTGGGAATGACAGGTTCGGGTTTGACGTTATTGCGACGGTTGGGAACCACTGGACCCATGTTGTTGCGACGGTTGGGAACGACAGGTTCGGGTTTGACGTTGTTGCGACGGTTAGGTACTGGCTTCTTCTTTCCGAAAATACCAGCTAAAAATCCAGGTTTTTTGTTTTCAAGAACACTGTTAAACTTAACCTGACTTGTTTGGTTACGATTTTTAGGTTTATAATTTCTTATAAACGCAGGTGGTTGCTCCTTTTTAAACAAATCACCTTTGGGAATAGAAATTCTAGAGTTTGGTTGGTTTTTAGGGAGACCCAAGTTGTTCACGACACCAGTGTTGTTGGGGAGACCCAAGTTGTTGGCGGCACCAGTGTTGTTCGCGGGTAGACCCAGGTTGTTGGCGGCACCAGTGTTGTTCGCGGGTAGACCCAGGTTGTTGGCGGCACCAGTGTTGTTCGCGGGTAGACCCAGGTTGTTGGCGG